GACTTACCATTGGAGCCTGTCTTGCAAAAGGATTTGTAAACCCACCATAATTCATATTACCTAGTTTAGTTCCTAGTTGTGACCACATGCCACTTTGTACTCCACCTAAGCCAACTGCTGCATTTGCTGCTTGTCCTCCAGCATATTGAGCTGATGGAGTAACTGCTTGTCCAAGGTTCATACCTAATTGACCATATTGCATAGGTAAGTTACCTATACCAAGAGCAGCTTGTCTATCCATCATTTCTCTTTGACGCATAGCATCTAATGTTCCTTGTGCTGTAGAGTAAGAACCAGTTAACAAGCCAAGTCTTTGCTGTCCTTGTGCTTCCTGTAGTGCCTGCATTTGACCTGCACCGCCTGTACTACCTAGTCTACCTTGCTGTAGTAACCTAGACTCTTGAGTCAATGATTGTCTTTCTTGCTCAGGCTGTAGCAATCCTAGCTGTTGATTATATAGTTGTTGTTGTAATTCTAAAGGATTTAAATTTTGTATTTGTCCTGCTGTTTGGTTTGCTCTACCCATAAGTGCATCATACTGTGCCTGCATTTCTGGACTTAGATTCATACTGGCTTGTTGACTAGCATCATCATAACTAAACCCACCAAACATTCCAGCAACGCCTTTAGGTAAAGAGCGTCTATAAGCCTGTTCCCCCGCTGCTGTTTGTGCAGAAGCTGCCTTTTTTGCTGCTCTGTTCTGCATTATTCCACCGAGTATCGGTCCTATTAAACTTGCCCATGCCATGTCTTATTCTCCTATGCTGTGCGTTTCCACATATAGACAACTATATATGGTTGTAAAATGTTGTGTGCTCCACCACCACCGACTGATGAAGTGTTTATATCATTTGCCCTTCCAGAAGTTACACCTGTTAGATTATTTGCTGAAAAGTTATTTCCATAATCATAACTTCCTGCGTGTTCACCTCCAGCTACCATATGACCATGTGATGGTAATTCAGAAGTTGATAATGTATGTGTTTCAGCACCGCCTGTAGCGTTAAGTGTATCAAATGTACCACTTCCTGCTTTACCTACTGGAACCCTACCTTCTCCATATGCTACCCAAGTACCTACACCAAGAAGTGTTGCTGGATTAGTTGCTACAGTAGCATTAATATATATTGAACCTACTGGATAAACTAAAGCATTAATTGATGCTGCTGAATTTGCAGCTGTAACAAATGCTGTTGTTGCTACCTGATTAGTATTGGTTCCTGAACTTGCTGTTGCAGCAGTAACTACTTGACTTGTGTTTGCTAAGTCTGCTTTAGAGTTAACAGCAGTCTTAACTGCAAGAAACTCTGTATTAAAGTCACCGCCACTGACTACCTTGTCAGGGTCTGAGTCGCTTAAAGCATCCTTACCTGACCAAGCTATTTGTAAATTATAATCACTCATCGTATTTTCCCTTGTTTTGCCCAAATAGAAATGTTTTGTAAAGAAGCTTTAAACCCCGATACCGTTTGTATTATCTGTAGTCTAACAACCTTAGCTGCTTTTGACATAGATACTTTGTACTCTGTAGGTTGGAAAGCAGGAGCATACTTGGCATTGCCATACTTAGCCTGTCCCCACAAAGCATTGACTCCACCAGAAGTAGGGTCTAATGTAAAGTTAGCTGATGTAGGAGTAACATTGTAATCTCTAAACCAGTTAAGTGTTACGTTCATATTTTTACCGCCTGACCATATAGCTAAGAATCTTTTTAGGAACTTAGATATACCCGGCTGTTCAAAATCTAGCCAAGTAGTTTTAAAATCTGCTTGATATGTATTGTCTACATCTTGATAACATTTACTTGTAGTGGATTCCCATGTGTGTCCAGCAGTAGTACATGCACTTGATGTGCCATAACTAGCAGTAACATCTTCTTTTTCTACATCATAAAATCCTGAATATGTTGCTACTCTTCCAAAATAAGTTGTAGCTCCTAGTCCTATATACAAAGCATCATCAGTAGATAACAAAGCTCCAGGATTTTTCTTACTGTCAAAGTTCCAAGTTGTTATACGTGGAGCACCTTCAGGAGTTGTAGCTTTAAAGTCAAACACATAAAGAATATTTTTACCACCAAATCCTAGTAAGTAAGAACCAGTAGATAAATCATACTGAGCTTTAACTTGGTCCATGTCAGCAGTTAATATGTTTGTTCTTATTTCATCTTTAATAGCTAAACTTAAATCTGTCAATGGCATCTTATCTTGTACCATTGTACGAGCTAGTGAACGCACACCTGATGAACTTAGGAATACAATGTCATCACCAATGACTTGTACTGAATCCCTAGCTACACATCCTACACCTTCAATAACTTCATCTAATTGAAATGAAGCTGCAGATGGGTCCCAAGGGTCATTGTAGATAACAATGTTATTCTTACCAAAGATAACTAGCTTACCCATAAAAGAAGCTAATGCTGTTATCTCATCACCTGACCATACAGTTTTTAAATCTACTGAACCTGACGCACCACCATTAAATTTATGTCCAATTAATGTATCAGAATAATAAACAACATCTTTGTTTTCTCCGATGTTTCCTACCCATAACCTACCATAATCTCCAAGAACACAATTAGGTTTAAAAGTGCTAACACCAGAAGGAGCTGCATAACTAGCTACGTCAGCCAAATCTGCCCATGCAGAGCCACTATAGTTTATAGGGTCATTACCTGCTTGTACTCCATAAAACTGGTTATTAAAGTTAGTAAACTGCCAGTTGCCATTAGTTTTAGTAGTAGGAGAACTGGTAAAAGATTGTACATCTAAAGTATAAGGTGTGTTTGCTACATTAATTTTATATACATTAGCACCAGCTCCAGCAAATAAAGTCTTAGCTCCTGTTGAACTTATATACTCGCCTAATGATTTAACTATTAATGTATTAGCTGTACTACTGTCAGATATATTATCTGTTACTTGTTTAATTCCTTCTCTAGTAGTAACACGTCCCTTTTCATCTAACATAATATTGTTAGCTGTTGTTAGGAACTGTGGTGGTAAACTAGCAGCCGATGACTGCCTGTTTAATCCATAGATACCTATAGAGTCTAATACAAGGGGTTGTATTGGTTTAGACGCCATTCCAAATTACCTCATCTGAGTGTCTGCCTACGTCTTGTTGAATTGCATCTGATAATGCTTGTTGATATTGCATCTGTGCCATGTCTGACAATGTACCTCCATCTTCGCCACGTTCAGCGATAGCTCGTGCCCATACCCCCATTATAACAGGAAACTCTGGACATGTCAAGACATCTGTTGCATTTGTTAAATCATCTTGTGGGTCTAGTAGATAAAAATTTATGTTATAAACAGCATCAGGCTTAGGATATATCTGAGCTGTTAATAGACCACTACTGGTTCCATTAATAGAAAAGTAAGAAGGAACACCTGAGCTATCAGGACTAGGATATTGTGTAGACCTAATCCATGAATCAGGTACACCTTGTAACATTTGTCCTTGTTCTTGTTCTTGTACTGATAATGTTCTAGTACGTTGTGATGTGCTAGGTAAGTTATAGCTACGTGTGTCAGCTACAGTAGCTACTGTTTCTATACGTCTTAGTGATGTCCAGTCCCAAGCATCTTCTACTTCTCTTTTAACTTCATTAACAAAGTCACCAATTAATACTTGATAATCTGATGGACCAGAAGCATCTATTAATGCTCCTGACCAGTCACTACTTATACTATCTTCTCGTAGTCTACGTAAGACTGAATTAATAACTTGTCTATATGTCATATTATTTTCCTTTTGCTAATTGTGCACCGAAGTAAAACTCTACTATCATGGTTGCCCATCCAAATATTTCATCCATTTTAAGTACAGCACCTGCTTCTATTTTAATATACTCAATAACATCTGGTGTTAACTGAATACCTAAAAAGCTAGTTCCTTCTATTATAGTAGGTATAACTGTAGGAACATCAAAGAACACAGGAGCTATTTGTGTAAAGATAATTAATGCGAGTATAACTAATATAATAATCCTTCTATTCATAGCAGCCATAGGTGACTCTTTGTCAGCTCTATCTCTTGCTTGATTAATAGAATCATTACGAACCTGTAGATTCTGTATCATCATCTTCTGTTGTTCTTGTGCTGCTTGACTCTTGAGTGCAAACAATTTACCAACAAAGCCTAACATTATTGGTGCTACATTAGTTAAAAATGCTATCATATTGCTAACCTCATTGCCTCTATAATTCCTACTTGTCCTATAATGTACCAAGCAAATGCACCAAAGACACCCCATTTAATTTGAAGTAAAGAAGTGTTAATCTTTTGTATACATAAATTAGTGTCATCAATCTTGCTAAACAGCTTTGCTATTTGTCCAGAATGTTTGTCTAATTGTAATTGCATTCTACTAAGTTCATCATTCATTTCTTTTTAAATCCTTTCTTCATATTAGCATAGGCTTTCTTGCTGATAGTAGATTTCTTTTTGCTTCTACTAATACCTTTCTTTTTCCTAGCATTAATGTTTGCATATAGTCCTCGTCTAGCCATTACCATTTCACCTTGTTTGCCCAGTACGCTGCACTGGTTTTACCTTTAGCTATGTTCTTAGCGTGTCTAGCCTTAAATGATTTACGTTTAGCTTTCATTGCAGCAGACTCACCAGCTTTAGGTTTACCTGCAGTAGAAGCTCCTTTCTCACCAAACCTAATCATGCGGTCCTTACCACCATCTTTGATAAGGACTACATGAGATTTCTTACCTTTAGATGAACGCTTAGGTTTGTTATATCCTGAGAATGTTTCACCCCTGTAAGTTACTGCCATTACTTCTTCTTTCCTTTTTTCTTCATTGGTGGACGACCTCTTTTCTTACCGTATGTTCCTTTTCCTGCTGGCATATTATCTCCTAGTTTGCTAGTGGGTTATCTAAAGCTCTTTGTAGTTTACTACCGAGCCTCTCTTCTAACTCTTTAATCTTTCTATCTGTATCAGAATAAAGAGAATCTCTTCTGTCATCAAATCTTTTCTCAGCAATGTCAATCATTTCTTTAATATCTTTTTGCTGTTCCTGTAAATCTGACTCAACATCATTAACAATACTTTCAAGGTGTCGCATATCTTCTCTAACTTCTACCTTGACTTCCTTTACATATTTAATTTGTTCATCAACATTATCTTTAATTAAAGTAACTTCTTCCTTAAACAAATCAATTTCTTTACTAACAAACTCCATGTGTGTATTTACTGTAGACATGTGTTCATTTATAACTGCTAAATCTTTTTCTATAACAGACAAATCAGGTGACTCAAATGCAGAAATCTTAGCTTCCATATCTAAGTATCTCTGATATACTTCAAAACCACCCCACAGAGCTCCAAGGATTG